CGTACTGGCGTAAACAGAATAGACTGGTTGTCGTTGTCTTCGTTGAAGCTCAGCTGAGTAATCACATAGTCCAAGCTCTTGCCGTTGTTAGACAAGTACTTGGTGTAGTTCTCAAAGGTATGGGTGTTATCTCCGGAACCTTCACCGAACAAAGACTTAGAAGCTAAGTTAAGTTGATAGACTTCACCTTCCAAAGAAGTACCAAAATCTTCTTCCAACACCATAGCAATACGGCGTGAGTAGCGGCATGCTTTGGAGTTACCCATACCAGAACCTTTGATGTTTTGCTGGCAAGAGTCGCAACGCTCCGCTTGTTTATTGACGCTACCGGCATCCGGTGCAGCACCATCGTTAGAGAAGCAATCAGGGGCGGTAGGCTCAGCATCGGGAGTCCATTGCTTAGCGTAAAAAATACGCCCGACTTTGGGGGATGCGCTGACAACAACCGCATTCAAAGTGCCCTTGATTTTGCCCATCTCTTCACCGCCGACCATCTTACGGAAGATTCCGTTTTTAGGGACGATGCGCTTAGTACCGGTCTTACCGGCGAGTTGCTTTGTAAGCTCACTAACACCCGCAGTTTGCAGGAAGTCGGGGAGGTTTTGGTCGAGTAAAGTAATGTTGCTCATTTCAGTTTTCCTTAGAACGTCTAACAACCACGGTATAAGAGTTCTCTACGTTGAGTCCAGCGGGGAGAACGTCGGGATTCTCTTCAAGAAAAATCTTCATGTTTGTTTGATGAAGTCTCTTCTCTAACAGGCCAAATGCATTGTGTTCATCTATGAACGAATACATTGAATCCCAATCATTAGTCCAGTACCGTGACTTGACTGAACGTATGATCGTGCCATGTTTTGTGCGAACGCTGTCGGCGTTCATTTCTTTGCATACTTCTAAGATGTGCCCATCTAGCACGGACAGTTGCTCTTTCAAGCCCTCATCCTCTGCCTCGTATTTGCGTTTTAGTTCATCTCTAGCATCGCGTATGCGGATATACGCTGCGGCCATCTTATCGAGTGGCATGGAGGTTACGTCCTCCTGAACCTGATCGTCCATGTGTTAGCTCCTGTTGGTTAGGGAAATTTAGTATAACCTAACTTTGTACAATGTCAAGAGTCATCCGAAGAAATTTCTTGTCTGTACAAGTCGATCACTTTGTTGTGGTTGTCAATGTTGCCTTGTAGTAAGGCGTACATCTTTCTCTCTACAGGGCTGCCATTTATGTGCACCACGGTCATGTTGTTCACTTGGCCCGGCCTATCAATCCTAGCATTAGCTTGCAGATACGTTTCTACACTAGAGCATGGGGCGTACCAGATGATGGTGTCGGCGGCAGTTAGTGTTAGACCGTGCGAAGCAGCCTGTGGTTGGATGATCAAGACTTTGGGGGTTTCTTGGCTTTGGAACCTGCTGACAATGTCAGTACGTTTGTTTACGCTAACGGAACCGTTTATTACCTCGCATGTTACGTGATGTTTTTCTAAGTACTTCTGTAGCAGTTCTATGGTATGAGTAAACGGAACAAACACCAGAACTTTATGATTCGACTCTTCTATAACTTCTCGGATGACTTGCAGTCGTTGAGACACATCGAACTCGATGATCTCTCCGCTGTCGGTGTACACCGCCCCGCCAGCTATTTGTAGCAGCTTGTTTATGCGTACTGCGGCGTTGACTGCCGACACTTCTTCTCCGGCAGCCTCGATAAGCATTTGCTTTTTAAGCGTGTTGTAGTACTTAAGTTGTTGTGGCGTAAGTGGAGCGTCTCTGTAGACGTAGGTAACTGGTGGAAGGTCTAAGCATTGAGCTTTCTCAAATCGTATCGCGGGTTGCAATATTCTATGTACTGTGTTCTGTGCATCGGGCCTAGGAATCCACCTAAATTCGCTAACTTTTTGCATGACCGAGTCACGGAACTGCCCATAGAAAGGAGACACTGACTGGGGATTGACAAGCTTTGCTAATCCATAAGCATCCACAGGCGACTGCGCTGCCGGTGTGCCCGTCAACATCCATAGACCTTTAATAGTTTTCATAAGATCCCGCAGGTCTTTCCATCTGTCCGTCTGCGGATTCTTGTACGCTGATGCTTCATCTACAACAATCAAATCGAACCCACCGGCAGCAATCTCTTTCTTGACGATGCCAACCCCGTCAAAATTTATGATCACAAATTCTGCATTGCTGCTTATGGCGGCTCTGCGTTTATCTGCGGCTCCGTAAGCGATAGCTACAGTCCGGTGGATAGCGAACTTAAACAAATCATTCTGCCAAGCCGACTTCATGATCGACAAAGGACAGATCACTAACACTCGATTTACTAACCCACGTTGCATCAAATAATCTACAGCCCATATAACTGATGCTGTCTTACCCGTACCTTGTTCGTTGAAGCAGAACGCTTTGCGGTTTGTTACCAAAAACTCCGCTGTTGTCTGCTGATGCGCGAACGGGGTGAACCCGTGAGGCCGTGGCCACTCATACTCTAATAGACTCATTTTTTCTTTGGTTTGTTTACTTTAACTGTGTGATCTGAATTGCGACTGAAAGATCGATTGGCGCTCGGCGACTTCAAGCGCAGGTTGCTAGGAGAGTTAGTGCCGCCCTTAGATAGCGGTATGGCATGGTCAATGTCTTTACCCGCTCGGTCGACACCGCGCTTGTCCATATCTTCTCTAGCACGTTCTCTTTCTAGCCTAGCTTTACCTTCACCTCTATCTAACTGTTGTTGGTACTCTTTTTTGTAAGGTCTGGGTTTGTTTACGTATGGCATGGTGTTTCCTTAAACTTCGTGGAATTTGTCAATCGGGATGTATATACATTCTTCTGCGTCCCTAGCATCGCCTCGGTCGTATCTCCCGCCGTGGCTCGTCTTGTACCTGTCGGATAGCGCAACGGCATAGATACCGTCGGTAAACTTAACAATAAGAACAAATGGGATTCCATAAATCTTACCGGTTTCCAACCCGTTGCGCCACTTAGCCGCGCTCAACATGTACGTGGGGTACTTGGCTTTCGGGTTGCGCCTAGTCTTGATCTCCACAGCCGCTACCATTTCACCGTCGACACTACACAAAAACCCATCCACATTTGAGAGCCTGTCGGCGACCTTGAATACGCAGTCAAGCTTAGACTCCAAGTACGAATGCACTTCGCGTTCTCTGCCCCTATCCTGATCGGTTTCGTATATGGGGCGCATCAGTCTCTACTCTTGTTGTATTCGCAAGTCTTTACCGCGCAAAACTTGCACAGCGGCCCCCATATCGGATTCCATACGCCATTCTTCTTAGCCGCTTCAATGCGGGCTACATCTTGTGTTGGCTTCTCCATGTACTTAAGAATCCTTTCAGCATGATGTTCGGCCTTTATAAATTCATTCGATACGACAAAGGCCAACCCGCTCTTCACCTTCTTTATCTCCGGGAACTTGGCGAAAAGCCCACAAGCCACCAAATCCAATTGCTTTACGTCCGCATATCTCGCACTCTTGCTTGTCTTGTAGTCCACTGAGTACGCTAAGCTCTTCTCCCGATTGATAACTACCAAATCGGCTATCCCATGCCACCAAACATTCGGAGCATTGAATTCGCAAGACTCCAAGTTCTTCGTTAGACCTAGTTTCACTTCGCATAATTTTTCTCCGGGAATAGAGTTAAGTTTGTCCAATAGGGGTTTGATGTAGGCGTAGGGTGCAGGTAGGGCCACGCCGTCACGTATGTATTCTTCAGCAGCCGTATGCACGGACTTACCGTACAGCGTAGCCTCCGTGTCACCTTCGACAACATCTTTAACTACCTTGGTGTGGTAGTACTTTCGGGGGCACTGTTGGAATGTTTTAAGGCTACTAAAAGACCAAACAGTACTTTCTTTTTTCTCACTCATTAGCAGTCTCCATAAGATTTGCCACATCCGGCCTCACAATTTAGTGGCAATTCGGGGGCCCAAGTTGGCCTACTCCTCATGCACACCTCGACGTATTCTTTAGCGGCTACAGCTTCTTCTTCCCGCACCACGCAAGCAATCGCGTCATGAACAGTCATGACCACTCTGTATTTCTTCGCTACCCGCAGCATCTGATCGCCAATCACAATACGTGCTAATGCTTGGCATACGTTCTCCACGACCTTCCCACCGTATATACGGTTAGGTATAACTGCTTTGCCCTTCTTAGTGTCGTACACCATTTCTGTTTTGCCATTCTCATCGTCGTGCAGTCTGAGGTTTGGGTAGCGTATAAACAATTTGTTGGGCAGTAATATGCCGTCAGCCCCTCTTATTTCGAGTAAGCCGCCACGACCCAATGTAGTCTGTTGGTTTTGCAGGATGGCCTTAAGTGCGATACCAGCGGACTTCCACAGCTCCGGTATCTTGGGGTAAGTCAACCTATATGTTTGGATGATTCGTTGCGCCTCGTCATCCGAAACTTCAACACCAAAATTTTTAAGCTGCGCCTTGAACTTTATAGCGCCCATGCCGTAACCAGCACCAAGGATCGTAGTTTTGCCAACAAACCGCTCATCTTTTGTAATGTCTTCGATGTCCTTACCGTAGATAGCGGACGCCATGATTCTGTATACATCTTCGCCGTTATCAAAGGCTTTCACCAGATCATCTTGCTCTGCTAGCCACGCTAGAGTCCTAGCTTCAATCTGTGATGAGTCCGAGTCAATCATCACGTAGCCGTTGGGGGCAATGATCGCTGATTTAAGTGGGGAGTTCCTCTGCAAGTTTTGTAAGTTGATCTTGTCATCACCGCCCCAACGACCGGTGTGCGCGGCATAGTAACGCAGGGGTACGGGTAGCGCCCCGCGATTGGCAATCCCAACGAACCGCTCAGTGCGCGTCTCCTCAATGGTGGATTTAGTACCAAGCCTAGCGGCTACCAAAGCTTGCACAACTGGGTTGGAGTGCTCCAATAAATCTTTAAGCCCTTGGTCATTCTTAGCCAGTGCGTAGGTCTGCTTACCTGTAGTCGGGCTCTTCTTCATAGGCGGCTCAACACCCTGATTTCTGAGCAGGTCGGCGAACTTGGGGTTGCTCATCAAATCTTCACGATTAAATCCACCGAGCAGTGCCGCCTTCGCTTCTTTGGTGGCTTCCAAATGCCTGTTGAGCAAATCGATATCTAGCCGTAGTACTGGGTCTGTAAACATACGTATGGTTAGATCAATAAGTCTAAGCTCCGACGGCGGAAACTCTTTGCTCATAGCCTTGAACAAATCCCACGTAAGTCGTACATCGTTGGCGCAGTACTCACCGTATTTTGCAAGCTGGTCGGCAGAGAAATCTTGCCGCTTCAACCCCTTAGCATTAGCTACCTCCGTACCTTTGACGCCTAGTTCATAGTAAGAGGCTAGCACCGCAAGACTACCGCCCACCTCAGTGCCGTGTAGTGCACGTGCCATTGACAGCGTATCTATCCAACCCTTTGGATTTATACCGTATACCCAGTTAAGTATCGCCCCATCGAATGCTGCGTTGTGTGCTATGGCTAGCGAATTAGCCCAATCGTAGGAAGAAAGGAATTTATGAATGGCGGCTGCGTCACCACTGAACCACACCGGCTCGCCATCATTCTCCTGTACCGCTACGCCGATCACCTCAAACTGAGGGTCTCTTATGTATTCCTCAGTAGTCTGCTTAGAGAAGCCTATGTCAGAGGAGTAGTAGGTTTCAAAATCAATTGTTAGGAGGTTCATAGCTTAGTTTTGTATGGTTCATATAGTGCAATACAAACTCTAGAACCCGCTGTTTAATGCTTTCTTCGTTGAGGACTAAGGTAACACCCCCGGATTCTTGGATTTCTCGTAGATTTTTGGCTTGTAGCGCGGTGGTTGTGCCCTTACCAGCCTTTGCTTCTATCGCTAAGAACATGCTGTTGACGCAACATAGAAAGTCCGGCACGCCGCTGTTGCCGTAGCCCGTGCCAATAGGCATGGCGTAGTACACGTTGTTAGCTTTTAAGATCGCTTTGATCTTCGCTTTCACTTTGGCTTCAGGTGTTGATGCCATATAATCGCTCCTTTGAAAGGGTAGCTTTAACTATAGCACATCTTTTTACATTGTCAACACAAGACGCAAAAAAGCCCGCACTAGGCGGGCTCAGTGTTTTCCCTTAGCCTAACAATGTTAGGTGGGGGGTCTAGTCTGATTTTCGACGTACTCGGCGAGCACTTCTCTCATCTTGGCTTGCTTTCGGTAAGGGAAGTTGTTGGTGAAGTAGGCCAGCACATATTCAGGCAAGCGTAAGCTGGTGCACGTTAGCGCGGGTTTCTTGCTTGGCCCCCTACCTTTACGCTTGGTTTCAGGTTTTAGAAATTCAATCCCTGTGGTCATAGTAAAGCATCTCCTATATCGTCAGGCATAGTACGTTTTGGTTGTTTCGGAAACCTCTTGGGGTCTAGGCGGGTGAACGGCCACCACGCCATCAGCTCCGCTTGTGTGAGCGGT